TTCTAAAAACGATTGGAAGTCTTTTGGTGGAGGGAGTACCCTTCTTTATAGAAATAAAGGAGACGAGCTGCAAATTACCGATGCTGCTGGAGATAGTAAAGCTCCTAGAGTAACTGCTAGTGAAATATTTGATAATTATCTAGGGAAAGCTGACGCAGATGAATTTAACCAAGCTAGAGTAAATGTAGTCGGTCTTATCCAAGATAAATTAAATCAAGTTCGTGAAAATGACGTAACAGGTGTAATTACTCAGGACGAGTTACAACAAATAATGAAGGAGAACTTAGCTCCAGATACAACTGTTGATGGCGCAAGACAAATGAGAATCTTCTCTCCAAGAGAGCAAAAAGATGTTTGGGTTGAGCGTTACACTGAAGGTAGTACAGCTTACCAAAACTTGAGGTCAGCTGCACAGGCTAATATAAGTTTAGTACAGTCTAAATTAAGAGATTACGGAAACACATTAAGACAGGCGAAACGGGCTTTAGAACAAGTTCAGCAAGGTAAAGATGCTGCTGGATTCTTTGGTTACTTTATTTCTGCTGTACCGGGAACAGATCCATTTGAGTTTAATGAGCTTATTAGAACTATTAAAGCTAATATTGGATTTGACACTCTCCAGCAAATGCGTGACAACAGTCCTACAGGGGGCGCATTAGGTCAGGTAAGTAATCAAGAAATAGGTTTCTTGCAATCTGCTTTAGCTAGTCTGAGACCGGGTATAAGTCAAGAAGACTACATAGAAAATCTAGGTATTGTTATTGACAAATATCAAGACATAATGGAAAAACTACAAGAAAAACCAAATTACAACGTTTATGATGAAATGGACTCACTAGCTGGTTTTCATAATGAATATCAAACTTCTGTTTACGGTAGTGCGTACCCACGTACAGTTGCGGGAGGCGCGCCTATACCAGTAGAACCACAGCCACTGCCCGATGAGCAAAATATTGTTGATGATATTCTGGGGAGTAACCCTTAATGGCTACTTTACAAGAAATAAGAGAAAAATATTACTCTGACTCTATTTTAGATGATGACCAGCTGGCTGCAAAAATATACACAAGAGAGTTCCTAGATAAAGGTAATAAAACTTCATTTTTTGAATTTGCCGATAAACTTGGTTTAGATTCCGGCACAAAAGCAAAGGCTTTCTACTCAGTTTATGAAGAAAGGATGCAGCCTGAAGGTATTGACCTTAAACAGTTAGTTGGACGTTTTCCCGCTGAAGACAGAGAGTTTACAGGAAATATTTTGTGGACTAAATATACGAAAGACAATCAGGGGCGAGAATCTCGAATCCCGTTAGGTCTTTATGCTGATGAGTTAGGTTTAAGTGCTGAACAATTTTCTACTTTGTTGGAGAAAGCTGAGAAAGAAGGCGTAAACATCACTGCTATGGGTAAAGCAGAGGAGGAGGCTGAACAATCTGGAGGCCGCCCTGATTTACCTTATAGCCAAAGACCACAGTTGCGTACTGATGATGTAGACAGGACACCTATAAGACAGAGAGTAACCAGTTTGTTGCGTAGCTTTCAGGACAGATTGCTTGGAGGTTTTGGCGCGGATGCACAAGCGTTTATTCAGACTGGATTAGATAGGTTACTAGATACTGACCGTGCTACAGACGATTCTATATTAGAAGCTATCAACCAGTTAGGCCAAGAGGGCCAGCAGTTCTCAGGAAATGATATTAGGCAAAGAGCTGTCGAAATTACGTCTGATAAAACATTTGCAGAAGAGTCAGAAGAAAGAAGGCGAGAATACTTACAGGACATCAAGGAGTACAGAGAAGACATAGGTTTCGTAGATAACGTAATACAAGAACTTGCTTTTAACCCTCTAGCACGTTTAGGTGCAGGAAAAGATAAACTAAAGCAATTAGGAGGAGCCGTTGTTTATGGAGCAGCTCAAGGTCTTGGGCAGTCTGAAGAGGATAGATTAAAGAACGCTGGAACAACAGCAGGAATCACCGCTGTGTTGACTGCGGGTTTACCCCTATTTACAAAGCCTCTAAGTGTTGCGATGGAGTCTATAACTAGGTCGGCTTTATTTAGAAGAGTCGCTTCTAACATAAAAGAAATAGTTAATAATGACCCCAATATTACAGAAAAACAGCTAAGGAGCTATTTATATGGCTGGTTAGATGATGTAAAAGAGCAAGCTGGGGGTGTAAAACTTAATAAAGGTGTTGTAGATGCTCTAAGCAAAGAACTAGATGCACTGTGGGCAGGAAGAACTCCGGCAAAAAAAGAAGCAGTACAGCAGTTAGAAAAAATAAGACCAAAGAAAACAAATGTAAGCGTTTTAGAAGACGAGCTAAATTCTGTCGTAAACAATAATAAACTTGCCACAAGAACTGCCACAAAGCAAGAACTAGGTATCCCCTTAACCGCAGGAGAAATAGAGGGGGCTAAGGCGAAAATTAGATATATAACTAATTCTTTAGAAAAAGAGGCTGCTGAATTTGGCTTTACAAAGAAGGAAGTTAGAGATGCTGTGGCAAAATTAAATGAAACTGGTGATTTTTCTTTTGCTCCTCATATAAGTGGTAAAGATATTGCGCTTATTAAAAAGAAACTGTTTAGACAAAGTTTTCAAAATGAACTTAATCTTGGAGACATTATAAAACTCAGGCAAAATCTTCCTGAATTTAAAACAGCACAATCAGATGTCGCTAAACAATCTATTGATGCTATAGACAACTGGCTTGATAATTTAACGCCTGAACAGATTACAGGGCAATTTTTAAGAAAAACTATTCGTGAATATCGAGCTGTAAATAAGGCCTATGCAAGATTATCAAGAAGTAATACTGTCTTAAACGCTATTTCTGAGAGCAAAGGCGATGCTTTAGCATTAAAAAGTAGATTACAGCAATTATTAAAAGATGCAAAACTACATGGTTTTACAAAGCAAGAAATAACCGCCATTCAAGATTTAAGCAAAATGAGTCCGCTAGGCTTGTCTGTTATGAGTTTTGGAGCAGCTATCAAAGAAGGAAGCTCAAAAGTGTGGTCTTTATTGCAAGCAACATCCATTCTTACGAAAGGTGGAATGAGAATATCTCCTCTGAACATAGGAGGAGTTCTTACGGGATTAGGTTATGGCGTAGGTGGCCTAATTAAATACATAGGAAACCTTGTTACAAATGCTGGTATGACACAGAGAGCTAATATGTATGCACGTTTGATGCGCAGCGGTCAGATAGAAAACTTTAGAGCTTTTATTCCAGACACAGTGGCTACACTAGAAAATGCTTGGAGGATGTCGCGTCCAGCGGTCGTACAGGCGCAGAATGAGATGGAAGCGCAAGAGAACGTTCAGGGAATGTTAGGACTATAAATGAAAAACCGCCTAGCTAGACGAGGACTAACTTATCTAACTAGACGGCCTTCATGAAACAAGTAATTCAACAACGAAAATAAAAACAAGAAATGTTAATATTAAGGTTATTGTGTCCTAAATGGACAGTATCAATACTATAGACTATTAATCAGTTTGTCAAGATACCAACGGCATTTTTCTAAGTCTTGTTTTGTCTTACCTTTATACATACACCGCCACGCATACTTAATCATATTACCACGTAGATAACCACGGAATTCCTCACCGCTTAGTGTCGAGCTAATAGCTTCGATACACTCGACAGCTCCGGTATTGTAATGTACTGGACTGTCGACTTCTTTATCAGAATCAGGCACTACTTCTCTATACAGAGCCTCATCCTTCTCTTCTCTCTGCTTCTTAGCTACCTCTGCCCACTCTTCCGGTGTGGCATCATCTATGCTATCTTTAATGATAGTCCAGCTTGCATTCGGATGTAGGTTAGGACAGTCTCCCACCAGTTTAATCATCCACTGCTTACCTAAGTCGTTCGTAATCACAGCATCTCTGTCACCTTTAGTTAGCACTGTGTACTCTTTGCCACTCGTCAGGCAACCTGCTGCTACTTTATCTGATTTAACTTTCATCGTTCACCCCTTAGATACGCACTTGAGGCGTACTTCATTTTAAGAAAGTTTAATGATACTGGCATGAAGTCAAAACTGCCATCATTTACTTCGTTAAACATCCAAATACCTGACCATGAGCCATTGGTCTGTGGGGTCAAATAGTCCTCATCGTGTTGGTAGAAGATACCTGCAAAGATACCTGTGACAGCCTTACCATCAGCTCTCTTACCGAATGCTATATCTCTGTCCTGCACATGACCCTGCACACATGACATCATCTTCTTCTGTAGAAGCAATTTGGCGTTTGTAACAGGACGGCCCATAACGCCACTGGTAAAATAATGGCTATAAACAATACCATCAACAATGACTGGCTCAAGAAAGTCATAAACTTCCCAGCCCATAACCCGCAATAGTAGGGAATCATAGCTAACTAAGCCCTCCAGTTTAGCGTCTGACTCCACAGCTCGCTCGATTCTATGTTCGTGATTGCCCAAACAAAAGACAAAGCGTGGTCGCCATTGTTTATGCTTGTTTTTCTTCAAACGCTTCTGTTCTTTGCGTATAGGGCGCAAAAAAGCGTGCATAGCGTCTATTCCTGCCTGTATGTCGTCAGTATATCGTCTACCCTCAAAGCTCTTCTTGCCCACATCGTAGGTTGACAGGGACGGCATATCCCAGTGGTCGCCCAAATGCACAATAACGTCTGGCTTCTTCTCAGCAGCATACTTTCCGGCCCACTCCAGATGGTCTATCGGATGTCCCGGCTTAACTTGTGTGTCAGGTATTATTAGATGCTTCATAACAAGCTCCCAAAGTCTTCCATATCGTACAGATTTTTGTACTGTAATGAACGTAAAGGCTCGGTAACTGCTGTGCCTCCGTAATTAAGTGTTTGGCCTGAATCTTTGTAAATCAGCTCTGGGTGGCTCAAGAACTCCTTAGACGGTATCCAGCCTATCAGCTCCACAGAAGGGGCTTTCTTATTTATGTGGCAAAAGACGTAAATATCTGTTACTTTTCTATCTATTGAGTAAGCAGGGATATTGAAGTCATAATAATCTCTGGGGTCAGTATTACGAACAGTAGTCTTCACATCTACCCTGAAGTCATAATCACCAGACACGAGAAAGTCATACTCGTATGTGTCGTCCCAGCTATAACTGTAATCATTCTCATCCAGAAACGCCTTAAACTCCTCTTCCCCCTTCCGGCCCCACTTCAGCATATCGGGGCGTATGCTACGCTTTGACAGCTTACTCATAGTAACCACCAGTAAAACAGTAGAAAAGCAGACACAGAGATAGCAGCACTACTTAACACTCCAACTAAAGGGAATAGTATGTTCTGTGAAGTATCTAAATCCGTTCTTCTCTGCCCACTCACCATGTGTGAATTTTGTTCCATCTCTACGTTTCCTTGCTCCCGGCATCGGGGTTTTGGGGTTGTAAAATACAAAAACAAGTTCGTCATGCTTACCTAGTCCCGCTGCAATATCCACATACTTACGAGCCTCTAGCCTGTCTCTAAAACGGCCCTTAGTCTCGATAAAGATAGTGTTCTTGCCTTCGTGGAAAATGAAGTCTGGGTAGTAAGTCTTGTACTGAACGTACTTGACGGTTTCGGAGTGACACTTACAGCCTTTGAGTTGTTTGTGATGTAAATCATACTCAAACCAACTGTCGTAGCCTTTAGGGGGCTTTTTCGTCCGTTTCTTCTTCTTGCTGGGTATCTTCATTCGGTGGACTCCAGATTTGCCCTGCTTCGCGCCTGAGCCATAAGAGCCTTGCATTCTCAATGACACGCTCCTCTGAACCATATAACTCTACGCATTTATCGTACATCTCCTGCTCAGACAACCCTTCTAACAGCTTTTTAGACTTCACTGGCCCTATACCTGTCAGGCCGATGATATTGTCCACACGGTCGCCTGTTAGAATCTGCTGATAAAAGTTAAACATACCTTCTTCGTCACTGACCGTTTGATACGTGTTAGTCACAAAGTTGTAGTGATGGCCCGGAACCTGTAGGAAGTCTTTATCTACGCTACAGATTAAACAGTTATCTCTGTTCTCTGTGGCCTTGATAGCTATAACGTCATCGGCTTCTTCGTCCTCTGACACGCTTGCCTCAAAGTTCTGGATTAGATGTTCTCTGATTGTCGGGATGAACCGGGGCTTCTGCTTTGTCCTGTTGCCTTTGTATGGCGCAGTCACAGCAAAATCATTCCTGAAGTTACCTTTTCCGGTCAGGAACATAAAGAATTCTGTGTATTCGGGGTGCTTCTCGACTATGGTTTGGAGCATCTCGTCAACGTAAGTGTTGACCATTGCTCTGACTAGCCTTTCTGAAGCGTCAGGGTCGTTCTCGGTAGCGTAGCCAAGTCTATAACATATTATGTCAGCGTCTACGAGAATCATAAAAGAGAGAGCGGAGCGTCCTTGCTCCTACGCGCTCACGGATTGCTAGACGGCTTCCCGGTCTACATCAGCTTCTCTTGAGAAGGGGACACTCTCAATGATTCTGATAGGGCCGAACAGCGTTGGGTATTTACCGTAGCTGTTTTCGTACCAGCCTAGCGTTACGCGAATCTTAGAACCGTTACCGAGAAGTTGACCTTCTTCTAGTTCTTGTCCTTCGGCAAATTCAAACTCAAAAGGGTTCTTACTCTTGAGCGTGATGTATTTGCCTTTTTCTTCGTGGTTGTTATAAGTAACACCAGCCTCATCCATCATTTCTAAGGCAGTTTCACTCATGTTCTGTACTTCAAAGGTATACTGACCTTTCTCGTTCCTCTGGTCATCACGAAACTTACCCCAAAAAAGCTCACCTAAAACGTCTTTTTCAAGTTTGGCTCGTTTAATCTTTGAGTCTCCAGTCTTGACTATGTGCATAATTATCTCCAATTAAAGGTGCGGTTCAAGAATATCTGATAAATTACTGTCTGTCAATGAGTTTCTGCCCACGTAGTGCCTATCTTGTACTCAGCATCTAACGGACAATTCATGTTGAAATACAGGCTCATCTCCCGTATTGCTTCTACTGCCAGCTCTCCAACCTGTTCGGCACAAAACTCTGGTGTCTCTATCTGCCACTCATCGTGGACATTTGCCACAAAATCAAACGGTATCCCGGCATCTGTTAGCTTACGGTCTAGCTCTACCAGTGCTTGTTTCATAGCTATGGCCCCTGCTGAC